AAAGATAATATGTTTGATAGACGTTTACATTTAGGTCTTCCAAATTGGTTTAAACGATGATATATCCCTATAATGGAGACAGTAATCCACCATACCTACTGTCTCCTTTATAAGGATTTATATGTTACAGAAACTAGGATTTTTACCAGGATTTAATAAACAAGTTACATCTACCGGAGCCGAGTCGCAATGGACAGGTGGAACTAATGTTCGTTTTAGGTATGGTACACCAGAAAAAATAGGTGGTTGGAATCAATTAGGTGATAGTAAACTTACTGGTGCAGCTAGAGGGTTACATCACATGGTCAATAAACAAGGTATTAAATATGCTATTATTGGAACAAATAGAATACTATATGCTTATTCAGGACAGGTGTATTATGATATCCACCCTTTAGTTAATCCATTAGGCACAGCTATTACCAGTGCATTTAGCACGACTAACGGTCAACCAATTGTTACACTTACATTTGGAAGTTCGCACACTTTTCAAGAAGGGGATATAATTTTATTTGGTGAAGCATCTACATTTAGTGCAATCACTAATTCTAATTTTGGAGCAGCAGATTTTGCAGATAAAAAATTTATGGTAACAAGTGCACCTAATGCTACCAGTATTACTATTACAATGCCTTCTAATGAAACAGGATCCGGTGCTACAACTTCAGGTGGAATTACTTTTTTTCAATACTTTCACGTAGGTCCAGCAGAACAAGTTGGTGTTTTTGGTTATGGTATATCTCAATATGGTGGAACATCGACAGCTCCTCAAACAACTACATTAAATGGATCACTATCTGCTAACTCAGCAGGAACTGGAGGAACTGGAACTAGTATTGTTTTAACGTCTGTATTAAATTTTCCAACAACCGGAACTAATTTTATACAAGTAGGTACCGAAGAAATTTCTTACACAGGGGTAAATACAGCAACAAATACTTTAACAGGAATAACTAGAAATGTTAGAGGAACAACAAATGCTTCTCACAGCACAGGAGCAACAGTTACAGATCACAGTAGTTTTTCTGGTTGGGGTCAATCATCAGCGGACACGGATACTGTAGCTGAACCCGGTCTATGGTCCTTGGATAATTTAGGTAGTACTCTGATTGCTTTAATATTTAATGGTGAGTGTTTTGAATGGAATTCTAATTTAAATAACGCGACAACAACTAGAGCTACTATTATATCTGGTGCACCAACAGCGTCTAGAGATATGTTAGTATCTACGCCCGATCGTCACTTAGTATTTTTTGGAACAGAAACAACTATTGGTGATAAAGCAACACAAGATGATATGTTTATAAGATTTTCTTCTCAAGAAAATATTAATGACTACACACCTACAGCTGAAAACAGTGCAGGTACACAAAGACTGGCCGATGGATCACGGATCATGGGAGCTGAACTTGGTAGAAATGCATTATACGTTTGGAGTGATACAGCTTTATTTACTATGCGTTTTGTTGGAACTCCTTTTACGTTTGCCTTTGAACAAGTTGGTACAAACTGTGGATTGATTGGTATGAATGCAGCCGTTGAAGTTGATGGTGCTGCGTATTGGATGTCTGATAATGGTTTTTTTAGATACACTGGTAAACTAGAATCTATGGACTGTTTGGTAGAAGATTATGTTTATGACAATTTAAATACAACATCTAATCAATTTGTTTACGCAGGTATTAATAATTTGTTTGGAGAGGTTACTTGGTTTTATCCAGAATCTAATTCAAATGTTAACACACAATCAGTTACGTACAGTTATTTAGACTCAACTTCTAAACGACCCATATGGTTTGTTAATGACAGTTCATTATTTATTAGAACTACTTGGCAAGATTCTTCTGTTTTTGGGTTGCCACATGGAACACAATATGATGCAGGTACAGACAGTTCTTTTGATGTTACAGGAAACACAGATGGTATTTCATATTATTATGAACATGAAACAGGTGTTAATCAAATAAGACTAGGAGTAACAACAGCTATTCCAGCAAATATTACTTCGGGTGATTACGATATTACACAAAAAGTTGTTAGAGGAGCCGCTACTAGCTTAGGTGATCTTAGAGGTGATGGTGAAAATATTATGAGAGTTAGTAGAATTATACCAGATTTTATAGCACAACAAGGAAATGCTATTATACAATTAGATTTAAGAAATTATCCAAATGATGCAGCAGCCAGTTCATCACTTGGTCCTTTCACTGTAACATCTACAACCGATAAAGTAGACACACGTGCTAGGGGCAGAGCTATAGCTCTTACAATATCTAATACAGCTGTAGATACTAGTTGGAAATTAGGAACCTTTAGGTTAGATATACAAACTGGAGGAAGACGATAATGATAGATAAAAGATTAAAATATTTAAAAAACAAGGCTCCAAAAGGAGAATTTTTAGCTTATATAAATGCTGAAGAAGCAGCCATGCTTAAAAGAGCTGGGGGCTCTGGTAAAAAAGTAAATGGTATTCCAAGTTTCAGACCACAAGATATGGGTAATGCAGCCAATCAAGCAGCCAGTGCTAATAATCCTGGTATAGGTGGAGGTGGAGCAGCAGATGGACCAGGAGATACGGGTGGTGAAGGTGGTAACAATCCTTCAGATGATTCAGATTCTCAAAATAGTGGTGGTGGTGGTGGTTACAATTATACAGGTCCTGCTGATTTAGGAGTTACGACTAGAACAGTTAATAGAATTACAGCACCACCGTCTTATGAAATAATTGGTGGTAAAAAATTTGATGTGACACCAGACACAAAAGATGACAGAGAAAGAGCAAGAGTAAAACAATCAATACTAGACGCACCTATTCCAAATATAACAGATAAAGGTACAAGTTTTTTTAAGGATGGAAATTTGTTAAATAGTTTTTTACCTGGTGACAATCCTTTAAGTAAACCAAAATTTAGTGTGGGAAATTTTTTACTTAATGCAGGTATGTTTGCAATTAATCCGGCGTTATTTGGAAAATATAGAAAAGCAAAATCATTATACACGGGAGCAAAGTATGCAACAGATGTTCTTTCAAATATTACAGGAAAAAATTTTAATAAATCATTTGAGACAGTAGAAAATTTAACTAAAAACATAGGGCTTAAAGATAAAAATGTTATAGAGTCTTTTAAAAATTCTTTTACAAATAACCTAACCTCTAAAACTAAAACTAAAACTAAACCTGTTATCAATACAAATACAGACAGGGGTAGTAATGATGGAATAGCTTCATTAGAAAATGCAAATGCATTGCAAGATGAATATTCAATATTGTTTCAAAAATTGCAGACAGGAAATATTAGTGATGCAGAACGAACTAGATACACTATGTTAAAAAATATGTTAGGAATATAATGGCTAAGATAGTACAATCATTAACCAGAGCAAGTAACGAGTATGAGCAAGACATAGCTCAATCATTAGTTAGAGATTTAGATGCGGTGTTAGAGAAATTAAACACTACATTTCAAGAAGAATTAAAACAGGAGATAGAAGCTAGAAGTTTCTTTTTAGATTAATGGCAGTAGTAAACCAATATAAATTTAAAGGTATAGATAATAATACAAGTGGTAGTGCACTTACACCATTAGGTGCTAGTATTCCTGCAGTTAATGAAACTATTGTTATAAAATCAATACTTGTTACATCAGCGGGTACACCAAGTGTGACTGTAACAAACAACAGTATTACAGCTATTAAATCTGCAGCTTTGACTGCTAATGTAACAACAGAATTATTAACCCAACCGCTAATAATAGAAGGTGGTACATCTTTTACAGTACAATCAAGCACAACAGGCTCGTTTGATGTAGCTATTAGCTATTTAAACATTAAGAAAGAGGTAACAACATAATGAGTGATCAAATAATAGAACTAACACCAGAGAATATAATAACTACAATTAAGAACAAGAAAACAGGAGAAGTATACGAGACTGAAGAGGTTCTAAAAACTGCTAATATATCTGAAGAAGATGTGCAGAGAGATGTAACTGTTATCATGCCTCCTCTTGATTTAATAGGAAAAACCAAGTAAAGTAGACAAACCATGGGAATAGAAGATATACAAATTTCAGAAGAGCTAGAGACTAACGCACCATCTATAAAATATAGTGGTGATGA